ACGACACTCTTTCCATACACGACGCTCTTCCTATCTGAAAACAATACAATGAATGATTGCACAATATTTTATAATGAGAAATCAGCATATAGAAATAGAATTTGTAAGTTCTGCAAATAAATTAAAAGATGAGAAAAAAGAAATTAAATCAAGCTATCAAGAGAGAAAAAAATTAGGTGTTCAAAAATGTTTAGAATTAATTCAAACAGAATATAATAATCCTAATTGGATAGATATATTTAAAACACATTCAAAGAAAGATGATTTAGCAGATGCATTCTTACAAGGCTCTTGGTTTATAAAAGAGAAAATTGATAAATTATAAAAATAAAATAATAATTTATGAAATAATAATTTATAAAATAGATATAAATTAAAAATAAAATATATTTAATTCGTATTACTTAAAATTATATGTTCTTATTATTTCATAAGTATGTCGGAACCTGAAATGATTGAACTATCATCGCTGGATGATTTTGATAATGGATTCTCATCAACTATGAAATCATCTAATTTTGGAGGAGGTTTAGAATTATTAATGAATGATAAAAAAACTACTAAACCATCAAGTGATATTGAGGTAGATGATTTAAATCAATTAGAAAATGAATTGAATGATTTAGTAGATGATAGCTCATCTTCAAGAAATTTATTTGAAGGTAAAACAGATTTCTTTAGCAAATCTTCAAAAGATTTTGATGATAAACCATCCGTTCATTTTGATGATAATTCTACTAGTTTTGGTACTAGCTCTTCGTCCAATTTAGGACAATCTACTGCCCAAACTGCTGCAGATAATAAAACATGGGATGGATATCAAAAGTTCAATAATGTACCTATAAATCCTGATAAAAATGTTAATAAAGAGCCTCAAATGTCCAAGGAGGAGATGTTAAGAGAGAAATTCAAGTATTTAAGAAAATTAGAAGCTCTTGAATCCAAGGGTGTTAATCTAACAAAAAAATATACTATGGAATCATCTCTTCTTGAAATGCAAGGTGAATATGAAATGATTATGGAAGAAAAAGCAAAACAAAATTCTGTTAAATTTCAAGGAAATATGTTAATGGCATGCATTAATGGAATTGAGTTTTTGAATGGTAGATTTGACCCATTTGATGTCAAGCTAGATGGATGGAGTGAACAAATTAATGAGAATTTAACAGATTATGATGAGATTTTTGGAGAATTATATGAAAAATATAAGGGTAAGGCATCTATGGCACCAGAACTCAAATTGTTATTTCAATTAGGTGGAAGTGCTATGATGGTGCATATGACAAATACAATGTTCAAATCATCTATGCCTGGAATGGATGATATTTTAAGACAAAATCCTGATTTAATGAGACAATTTCAGTCTGCAGCAGTAAATAGTATGGGTCAAAGTAACCCGGGATTTTCTGGGTTTATGAATGGAATAATGAATCCTGAACCTTCTGTAAGTGGAGGGCGTGGTCCTCCTCCACCAATGGCTACCCAAGGTCCAAATATGGTACCTCCTTCAGTAAGCAGAGGCGGCAATAATTATTTTGGTAGTAACAACCTACCAGAATATGGAAATAGAAATATGAATGATGGGATTGACATAAGCGAAACATATGGTTCACCAAATGAGGGTGAGAGAAGTATTAGACAACCAAGGGCAGAAATGAAGGGACCTAGTGATATTTCTGATATTCTCTCTGGATTAAAAACAAAGACTATTAATATTCAAGAAGCACCTGTATCTTCATCTGCAACAACAAGTAATGTAAATATAGATAATAATGCAAGTACAATTAGTATAAGCGATTTGAAGGAAATGCAAGCTGATGGTAATATGCCAAGGAAGAGTAAAAGACGACAAAAATCAGATAAAAATACTTTGAGTTTAGATATTTAGACCTTTGAAAAATTTATGAAGAGAGAAAAAGTAATTTAATTATAATATTACAACTAATAATATTATAATAACTAGTTATTATTTAGAAAAATATATATGAAATTAATCTATGAAAGAATCTGAAGAACAAACATTAATAAATAATAAAAATTTAATTGTAAATAAAAAAGATTTAAAAGTAATTAAAAATAAAACTAATGATTATTCTATTTTTTACAATATTAAAAATACAAATATTTATTTATCAAAAATTATTAATTTTAATATCATTCAATTAATTTATGAAATAAACAAAGATATATTTGATGAATGCAATGTTGAAATAATTAATGAAAATGAAGCAACAGTATATATAATAATGAAACATTATTTTAAAGAAATTGGATTCCCACAAAAATATTGTTATTTAAACGTCAAATTATTAAAAAATATAAATAATATTCAATTTCAATTTAAAACAATTTATGATAAAACACCTTCTACTGTAAAAGTCCCCAAAGAGGCAACCTTATTATTAATAGATAATATGGAAGTTATTTATAATATTATTGATGATCATAATATAGATTTAACTCATAATGTATATTTTTCTAAAAATTTTGAAATACCTGAATTTGTAGAGAATTTTTCATTAATTTTATTTTCAAAAATGTTTATTAGAACAAAACAATTTATAGAAAAGATTACATAATAAAGTATACAGGAAAATATGGATGCAAATATTGTAGAGGCAAATATTGTAGAGGCAATTATAGATTCTTTATATGAAAGTTGTTTATTTATTTATTTTTTTAAAATAATTAATAATATTATTAGTGTAATAAAATCATTATTTTTTATTGGAAATATCTTTTCCATTTTTTTAAGTGAGTTTTTTATTTATTTATTATTTAATAAAAATTATGAAAAAGCTATTTCTAGAATTACAAATAAATTAATAAAACAAAATATTTTATATGTAAAAATATTTCAGGCATTTGCATTAAATAACAATTTAATAGATAATAATATAAATAATGAAATAATAAAATATTGTGATACTGTCCCATATGATGAAAATGATATTGATTATAATACTCTTTACAAAATTATTGATAAATACAATTTAGAATTTGATAATTTAACACCAATTAATTCAGGAATGATAAGTATTGTCTTTAAGTTAAAAGAAAAAAATAATAATTTTTTAATTTTAAAATTAAAGAGAAAAAATATAGACAATAATTTGAATGAAGGCATAGAAAGATTAAAATTCCTTGTTTATTTAATTTCTTTTATTCCTTGGGCAAATATATTGGAAATTCCTTTGATATTTAATAAAAATATTGATATTTTAAAAGAACAATTAGACTTTAATAAAGAAGTAAGCAATACAATAGAAATTAAAGAAGCCTGCAAAATTAATAATTTTATTAAAATCCCAAAAGTTTATGAAGAAGTTACAAAAAATCATGATAATGCAATTTTAATGGAATATATTAATGGAGTTCATATTTCAAAAGTTGAACCAGAAGATTATGATATTTATGCTAAATTAATACTAAAATTTGGAATTATTAATGGAGTTTGTAGAGGATACTTTCATGGAGACCTTCATCCTGGAAATATTTTATTTATCAAAAATAATGACTCCACTACAATAACAGAAACAGAAACAGAAACAATTTCCTTACCAAAATACCAAATCGGTGTTATAGATTTAGGAATTGTTATGAAAATAGATGAAGAATGTAGAACAGGTATTTTTAAAATTATAACAGAATTATTTACAAGTAATCCTAGAGATATTTCAAATATAATCTTTAATATATTGTTAGAACCTAAAGGAGTTTTACAATCCTTATCTTATGAACATAAAGAAAACATTTTAAATATTATTGAAAATGTTGTCATCAATATAACAAATAAAACTAACAATGTAAATCAACAATTAATGATTGATTTTATTGTTAATTTTAATAATTATTTAGGAAGTAAAGATTTGAAAAAATATGGTATTAAAGTTAATAATGAATTCATAAAATTTCAAATCGGATTTGCAATGGCACACGGTGTTAGTATGAAATTATGTAAAACAGACCTTATGATATTAGTTAATGAAGTATTGAACGATATTTTTCATATTGACATCATGACTGATTTACTTAAAAATGAATAAAGTTTGAAATGTTAAAAGGT